TTTTATAATGTATTTCTCTATTGGCATCTTTAAGTTTTTCAATATCTTCTAAAACTTTATCCATTTGTTTTCTTAAAAATTCTATGTTTACTTTGTTCAATGCCATATTTTCTATGTGTGCGTTAAGTTTATCCGTGGTCTTATAAAGATCTTCGATCATCATAAATTGCTCGCTATCTGCGGGCAACGCTCCAAGTTGGCCTCGTGGCCATTTTATTCTAAATTCTGTATTTTCTTCTAAGTCTTTCTCCATTAACTGGAGTCTAGTGTCAGCAATATTTAGGCGTTCCACGATTTGGAAATATCCCATTGTGCCGAGAGCAACGATGATGATCAAACTGATCACCGTTTTCATAGGCATTTGTACTTTTGCTTCGTCTGAAATTTTAAGCGCCATTAAATGCCTCTTCGTCTAATTTTGATTCATTTTCAAAAGTTTTGTCAACAGATTTAACACAATCACAATTGCTGCAAGTGCATAATCCTCCACCATCTAACTCATCGCTAGGTGCGTGAAGAGTATTTTCACAATGACACTCACAATTGCAATTTTTACATTTTGTCATTTCTGCCAACTGAATAGCCATGCAACAAACTTTTTCCAAAGTTTTTTCATAAGCCCTCCTGTGTTATTTACTGTGAAATACAGTAGCTGATATTACATGTTCTGTAGTAAAATTAGCATACACATCGTTTTCAAACAATATAGGTCCTGGAAAATTTATTGTTAAACCACCAACTGCTGCAGGTGTTTTTACTTTAAATTTTAAAGCCCCTCCTGATCCTCCATCTCTAAGATGAAAATCACCAGATGCGCTTCCACTATCTAAATAGACTCCAAAGACTCTAGTTCTTCCAGATCTAATAGTTCCAGTTTCAGTATTTTGAGTTGTAGATGATATATCCTCTGCAGATCCAAAAATATTTGCTGACATAGTTTCTCCTTTTTATGACGCTCCCGAAGGAGCGCCAAATTAAATATTAACCGTATATTTTATACGCAATGACCCAAGTAAATAATCCTTGATCAGATGCAGTTGTAGTATTAGTGATCTGTAAGAATATATCTCTAGTTGCATTGATTGAAGTATTTACTCTTGGAGACAGAGGTGCTGTTGCACCAACAGTCGTGTCATTTAGAGTAAAGCTGTAGTGAGCACCTTCAACAATAGTTGTTCCACCATCTAGTAGTCCATCAGTGTCCGCAGTCACCAATTGAGCACCACCAGTAGCAGTACCAACTTTATATCCAATGTCACCTGAAGCAACAGTCGGCGAAGATGTACATACAAGTTGAATACTTGACCTTGAAGTTTTGTTCCAACATACAGTCCAGTATTAGTGATTTCAAAGTAATTTGTGAAAACACCAGTTGATGTATTTTTAGTAGCTCCAATGAATCCATTTTCGGATCGCACCGGTCCATTAAAAGTAGTATTTGCCATAATTATCCTCCTAGTATTATGAACATAGTCTCTAGGCCGTCGACTATACGCGTCTATGTTCTGATTAATTGTATAGTATTTTGAATATACATAAAAAAAGGGGCGAAGTAAATACTCCGCCCCTTAATATCTATTTAAGCTGTATTAGTCGGCTTAACTTGATCCTGATGAACCAAATACACATCTAGGGTCTGAGAATCCAAAAGAATATCTCTCTCTAGCTTTGTATCTGACGTTTCCAGTATCAAAGTCACCTTCCATAGCAGTTCTTAATGGTGATCTAACAAAATGCTTAAAGCCATTAGGTGCATCAGTGATGATAAAGAAAGCATTAATATCATTTAAGAAATGATTTACTCTGTAGCCTTCTGGTATCATATTCATGTTGTTAATAGCGTTAATGTCATTGTCAGCTGTTCCAACTCTTAATGGAGATTTTAAAATTCTCTCAGCAGTGAATTGTAATTCTTTTGGAATTATCAATTTTCTTCCCTGCATAGCGATTCTTAGTCCTCTCTCATCAATGAAAGCAGCGATTTTGATAAGTGCATCTTCTAATGAAGTTTCACTTAAATCTGCTTGAGTTGTGAAAGTGTTCACCAAGCTTGTACCAGACACAGTTGGGTGATCTGTTGCACAAAGAGGTTTACCGTCACCTCCTAATTGTGATGTACTAAACGCACTGTTTAGTATTTCAGCACCTTTTACTTGTTTGGTATTAGCCATTGAACGTGCTAACGCTCTTGCGTAACGATTACCAAGTCTATCATATAGATTATCTTCGATTGCTTCCTCAGTAATTGCGAATGCTAGCGCTACAGTTTGGTGCGTGTACCTTGCAGTAAACGCTTCTTTCGCGTCGTCGAAAGTTACTGAAGCACCTTCTGCTTTAGTAGCTGCGCTACCAAAACCTGAAAGCATTACTTCTTCTTCGAAAGCTCTGTCTGATGTTTCTGTTTGAAAGATCTCAGCAGTCTCGTTTTCGTACCTGTCGTACTCTAGTCCGAATAGTGCATTCAGACCAGGTTCTAGTTCTTTAACTAGCTGTGCTCGTGATATTGCCATGTTATGCTCCTATTACGTTTGACCTACAGTACCAGACTTGTACGAGTGGTTATTGATTACTACTAATACGTTACATCCTGAAGCTGCACTTGTATCAGAGTTATTCGGATCTTGCGAAATATCAACAGCTTTCAATACGAAAGTTGAAGATGAGTCCGCAGTAGCAACATCTAAGCTCTCTCTACCTTGACCAGATAATGTATCACCAGTTGTTGCATTTATTTTGTAATTTGCAAATAAATGTGAAACAGTGAAAGTTGCGTCCGCATTAATCTCGAACACAACATCTGGACCGTCGATAACTTGAGCCATAATGTCGTTAGCCGAAATGGTTCCAGGATAGTAGTTTTTAAATGTCGGTTTTTGAGTTGTAGGATCAGTGTAGAAAACCCCATTGAATACACCAACAACAGGATTATCAGTTGCACCAGCTCTTTGGATAGTTCCATTAAGAGAAGTTTTTACTAAGTCACCTTGAAATATCGCAGTTCCATAATTTTTAAGGATACGATATCTGTTTTGTGCTCCATTGTAGGGAGTTCCATCTAACTGTCTAGCAGCTCTCAGACCGAAATTGCCTGTATCATTTGCCATCGTTATTGTCCTCTACTTATAGTTGTTGTTAATTTACTTTGTAGTGATAACAAAAAAATTATTTTTTCGAACCACCACCAAAGGTCACCCTTGATTGCCTTTCAATATTGATTGGCATCTCAGGTCGCTGCTCCTTCATAAGATCATTATCAACCGCTTGTATTTGTTCCTTAGTCTTAGTCTCAAAATACTCTTTTCTCGATTGCATGACCTCTTCCGGTATCCTTGCAAGCAAATGGCCGCCAACCCCGATGATCCCTTTATGTTTGCCTTCCTGTATCGTTGGATAGTCATGAGGGCCAATCTCTTTTACAATTTGTTCAGCTCTCACAAATTCCCAACCTTCCCTTAAAGCTTTTGAGACGTTTGCAGAATCCATAAAACCCATAGTTTCTGCTCTTATCCATCTCTGTACTAAGCCTTGCGGTGCAGGCGGAGCATCTAAACTTGATGGAGGAGTCCAATCTGTTTTTCGTTTTGTTTTAGAACGCATCTCAGACTCGCGCGATGACGTTGTATTATTTTTATTTTCTACCATAATATCTCCTATTTAACGTATTTCGCGTATTCCTCTAGTGGCACCCCTAATTTTTTAGCTATCGCTACCTGTGATTTGGTGAGTCTCACAGTCTTGCGTCCACCTTGGTTACGCACAGCAGGTGCAACGGTTTGGACGGGTCTCCTTTGCTCCTGATTTTGGTTAAACTTATTAGGAAAATAATCCCTAATTCGTTTATCCAGTTGATTATAATACTCATCTGAGTCTCCTGCAACCCCACTTGCGATTAAATTCTTATGAATAGCAATCGCTGCATCATGCATAACTTCGTCCTCGTTAAACCAAGGATTATCATCTGCCCATCTTTGAGCTTTTAAGCTTGGCTGTGGTTGCATTTGATCCATTTGAGGCGAAACATCTGTTTTTTCAGGCTGTTTCGATTCTTGTTCTTTCAAGAATTTTGTTTGTGCTAATCTTTCTTTTTCTATAGCTAATTGAGTCAACCTTTGATTTGCATCTACGATTGATTTAGCATCTTGACTTTCAATTGCTTTTTGAAGCAAAGTATTAGCTGATACTTCATCTGTTTGAAGTCTTTTTTCAAACTCTTGTAAGTAATTTTCCTCCATTTTAGGATACTTACTTTTAAATTTAGCTATTTCAGATTTTAGACCTTGAGCATACTGTAAAGCAGCTTCAGCTCTTCTATCTGATTCTCTTCTTTGTCGAGTTAATTTATTGATTCTTTTTTGAACAGAGTCTGATGCTTTTGTTAAATCAAAACCATCTGTTTCTTTCTCAGTTTTAGAATCTTCAATTACATCGATAGGTGTTTTATCCCTAATTATTTCAGAACCTTCGTCTTCAACTTGCTCTTTTTGTAAGTTGACTTCTTTTGATTCCGTTTCTATTTTTTTATCTTCAACATCGATAGTTTGAGATTTTACATCATCTGTATCTAAATCAACTTCGACATCGCCTTTGTTTATTTCAGTCCTTGCCATTTGTCCTCCTAGTATAAATGCAGTATATCCTCTGGATTACTGATAGTTGCGATGATCTCATCATCGTTTAATATTCGGACTTCAGCACCTTCTATCTTGAAACGTGAACCAGCATATCTACCAAAAATTACCCAGTCACCTTTTTTACACCAAGGCCCACTAGGAAATTTCCAGGTATCTCTGTAAGCTAACGGACCAACTTTTAGCACATATGCACAAACAGTTGTCATTTGAATTGTTTCATGCGTTTTGTCAGAAAGTATTACACCACCCTTAGTTTTTTTAGGTCCACTATAAGGTAAAACTAAAATACGATATCCTGTAGGTTGAGGTAATCTATCTAAAGATGATTTATCAATAGCCTTAGGATCTAGGTATAGTTTTTTTACTTCTTCTTCTGATTTGTACGCATTAAGCAATCCTGGTTCATGCTTTGGTACCTCTTTGGTCTGTGTCTTCATTTGGCTCCTGTTTCTTCAGCAGGTCTGTTAAGTCCCTGTGCAGATCCTCACACGATCTGATTTGTCCTATTATATACTTATACTCCTCAAAGGTGTCAACACCTAATTTAACCTTCTCAGTAAGGGTATCTATTTTTTCTTTTAATAATTTTTGTATGTATTTGACTGTATGATAGTCCATTTTATTTACGATATTTCTCTTTCCAATACTTAGATCGTTCTAATCTTCTTATACGATATTCAAGATTTGTTATGTCGTAAAATAAATTTAATTTATAAAATTTCCACTTAATTTTAAAAAAATTAATAATTTTTTTTAACATTTCCAACGTCTTCTAGCCTGTCTAATTCTTGAATTAGGGTCATTTCTTGTTTTAGCACTAGCTCTTTTTAACTGACCTAAGGATCTAGCGCAATAACTTTTTCTTCTTTTTGCTGCTTTAGAACCTGGTTTTACTTTACCAGTTACAGCAGTTTGAAGCTTAGACCCTGGATTCATACGTCTATAAGCAGCTACTCCTGCTTTAGTCATTCCAGCACCAGATTTAGTTGGTCTAAAATTTTTTTTATTTCTAGCTGGCATTCCACCTTTTTTCATTTTTGCTATTTTTTCTAATGTTTCTGCTTGTGATGCATGAGCTTTTGAAGCTTTTTTTAATTTACCAGCAACTTTTAAAATACCACCTTTATTAAATTTTTTTTTAAAACCAATGCCTTTATAATCCGACGATAAATCAATATAAAATTCTTCTTTTGGATTTAAAACAGGTAAATCTTTACTTTGCATTTTACCTCTTTTTATTCTTATAGATGGACTCCCTTTTTTACCTATATTTTTTAAGTCTTTTTCTGAAAAATAATCTTTACGTTCTGGAGGCATGAAACCAAATGCATATTTAATTATATCATCACTCATAGGTACCTCATTTTTGTTTGATCTATAATACCACCCATTTTAGCAAATGTTTTTACGTTTGTAGGTTTAGGACCTGTGTTACCTGCCGCTCTTTTTCTGGCAACAGCACTCGCCCTTTGCGACTTTGTCATCCGTGTGGCTTTTGCAAGTGGCACGCATTTTGGATACTTTCTCTTCGCGTCCTTCTTTTGTTTTGAACGACCGCAAGGTGCGAACGAACCATCTTTTCGTTTGCTCCCAATATCCACCCATTTTTGATCGAACCATTTTTTTAAACCGTTAGACATATTTAAATTTTGTTGTGTCTATCACGCCACCCATCGCTTTTTTATCATACTGTTTGGTTTTTGCCTTATCTCTTTTTTTTGCTTTTGACGCTGCAGTTCCTATTAAACTACCTAAACCAGAAAGTTTTAATCTTCTCTTTAAAAATTTAGTACCTGTTTTACCTGCTATACCACCTATTGCTTTACCTGCAG